TAGTATAGTTAATAACAAACATAAATATATTTCATGAATGTAAATAAAATAATTTTTTAACTTATTAAAATAAGTTGTAACTGACACAAGTCTTTATCAGTGTCGGAGATTTAGCTTCAGTAACAGTTAGAATCTGGGTAAGTTAGGCTCGGGTGGTAATCCTTGTGATTTTTGTCGCTTGAGACAGCGAGCTCTACCTGCTGCCTTCTTACGATTTCGTTTAGTGCAAGGCTTCTCAAAGTGTGCTTTATCTCTTACAGTTTGTAGCGTACCAGCTTGTTCAACTTTACGTTTAAACTGACGGAATGCTCTTTCGAAGTTTCTATCTACGATTACGCTAGTCAATTATAAGCCTCTGCATCTTTTTCTGTGATTTGTTTCATTAGTCGACCAAGATCGTTTGCGATACCATATTGGTTATCTAATGTAACTTGTAGGAACTTGACTACCCATGCCATGTCGAACACGAACTGCTGGTCGTCAGTATTGATACCAAGTCTTTGCAACTCGGTAATTAACATTACAGAGAGCTCTTCATTAAGCTCTTTGCATCTTTTTTGGCGAGTGTAATACTCACCTGTGAATTCTAGTACATTATTCATGTTTATCTCCGAGTAGAGTCGAAACTCCACCCTTTTCTTCGCAATCTCTTGACTCGACCTCTGATAGCATTTCCAGTTCTATCTGGAAAGATGTGTCTTAGTTCTTTTAATTTCATTGAGCCATAGTAATCTCTCAACAGATTGTCTTCTTTTGTTGTCCAGTCGGGTGTGTTTCCACGCATATTCTATGACTCCTTAATTTTTCTCTTTTTACTTTCCTATATTATAGATGATTTAAGTTTGAAAGTCAAGAACTATTTTTGACTAAGTAGAAAATATATCTTGACTTTGTAAGTCATTTCAAGTATAATATACAAAATAGGAGAATATATATTATGCAAGATGAAATAATAATTTTAGGACTAATAATCATGATGGCTTGTGCCTACACGTCCTATAAAATAGGAACAAGAGAAGGTATAGCAATGGCTATAGATTATTTTCATGATGAAGGTCTAATCAAATTAGATGAGGACTAAAAAAATTTTTCTTGACTTTAGGTTGAGAAAATAGTATAATATAGATAATGAAAAGTTCAGTTAATGACTGAACTACTTCAGAGTTCCAGCGTCAGCTGGGGGAGGGATTGGAAGTAAACTCACTACTTTGCAATGAAGATAAAATTTAGTCAGTTTACGGGTTTATTAACCGACTTGCCGAGAGGAAGTCATGTAACCGCCGAAAGGGGTTAAGGAGAAAGAAAATGGTATTACAATTACCAACAATACACGACCTACAAAGGTCATGGATTGGAGCAGATCGTTTTTTCGAAAGGTTCGCTTCAATGCCTACATACGAAGATACTTCGTATCCTAGATTCAATGTAACAAAAAACGGAGATAGCTACACTATAGAGGTAGCACTTGCGGGTTATAGTAAAGAGGACATAGTAGTCGAGAGAGTCGACGATGTTCTTAGAATTCAAGGAGAAAAGAGTCTGAGAGATGTGGCAGATGAGTCATATTTACACAGGGGGATTACTAGAAAAGCATTTAAGAGAGCCTTTACTATATCTGAAGATGTAAGAGTAGATAAAGCAACTTTTGTTGATGGGATTCTAACAGTAGACCTTCACGTTGAAATACCTGAGGAAAGAAGACCAAGAAAAATAGAAATAGAATAAAGGGTATTTATACCCGATATCACACAGGAGACAAACAGTGATAGAGGATTTTCACTTTAAAGGTGTAGATCCTTTGAAAGTGTTTAAATCAAGTAGTAAGTTGATAATCGGAATTATTCCGATTCTACTATTTGTAATTGCAATCTTCTTTAGTTTAGCTTTAGTAGCTAATCAAGAAGATGAAATGTTAGATCAAGCTATTGAGTGGAAACAGGAGTGCCAAAAGTATTTCCTTTTTAGAACACCACAAGTAGTTTATTACAAAAATTATACACCAAATTATTGGTGTGTAATTGAGTCACAAAAGATCAAACGTGGACAAGTTCCATTTGATTACAAAAAAGATTTGAGATAAATACAAGGTCTTAAGGTTAGAATGAGAAATCAAACAATAACAATAACTGAAAAAGCAAAGGATAAAATCACAGAGAGGCTTAGGGGAGACTTCCTACGCCTCTCATTATCTGGTGGCGGCTGTAATGGCTACCAATATAATTGGGATTTAGCAGAAGCGCCCCTAGATAATGATCATGTGATTGATAATAGCATGGTTGTTGATGATCAGAGTATGGGATTTCTAGGGGGTAGTATTATTGATTGGAAAGAAACAGACGTAGAAACAGGTTTTGAAATACACAATCCAAATGAGGAAAGTGCATGTGGTTGTGGAGTTTCAGTAGGATTTAAATGAAAGCGCTAGGAAGAGTAAGTCAAGAATGCATAGACTTAGTAAAGTTTTATGAGGGTTTTGAAGACAGAGCCTATTTATGTCCAGCAGGAGTCTGGACTATTGGTTATGGGAGAACCAAAAAGGTACAAGAAGGAGACATGTTAACTGAGCCTCAAGCAGAAAGAGATTTATTAGAAGAGCTTGATGAGTTTGCAGAACAAGTACTAAACACAGTTAAAATTAATCTAGAACAGAATGAACTAGATGCTTTAACTTCTTGGACATACAATTTAGGAGTGGGTAATCTACGAAGTAGTACACTTCTGAAAAAATTAAATTCAGGGGATAAGAATTCTGTTCCATTTGAAATGAAAAGATGGAACAAAGCGGCAGGCAAAGTATTAAATGGATTAACAAAAAGAAGGAAAGCAGAGGCAGAACTATGGGTAAAGGTGTAACACATAGACCCTATAATTATTTTAGATTTGGAAAAGAATATGACAGGATTTTTCTCAAGCTAGTAAGAAAGGGACATAAGGCTAAAGCTACTCAGACTCATATAAATAAAAAGAGAGAAGAGAAAAAGAATCCCTCTAATGATTGGAGAGAAGGTACAGTTTGGGAAAAACAGTTAGCAGATGAGTCTAAATCATGATAAAAAAAGGAATATGGATAATATTATTATTTTCACCTATAGTCTATGGTACAGGTCAAGCTGACTTAGCTGGTAAATATGATGATGGTAATTTATATATTATAACAAGTTTAGATTACTCTTGGAAAACTACAAAATTTGAAAGAGACATTGAGTTTGATTATCGTTACCAAGATAAAAATAATATTACAAGTACGAATAAAGGCTTAATTGAATTTAAACAAAGATTAAAATTTAAACCAAAACATTATGCATTTGCTATAGCTAGGTATGATTATAATGAATTCAGATCAATTAATTCTAGATTACAAGGTAATATAGGTTGGGGCTATAAAATTTTAAGAAACGAAAAGATTAAAATGAGTAATGAGTTTGCTCTAGGAGTATTAAATACAGATATAGGAAATGAACTTATTTTTAGAAATAGTTTATGGTTCTTTTATAAAGTAGCTCCTAAATTAAGCTTCTAAAATAAATTTTTATATGAAGCTGCAAATACTCCGTTACTTAGAAATGAAACAGAATTTAATTACTTATTAACAGATAAAATAAAAATAGGACTTAAAAACATTTATACAGAAGATCCGCGTAGCGATAATATATTATCCTTTAATCTAGGATATACTTGGTAGATGAAAAATGATAAAAAAATTAAAGAAAATATGGGTAGATACAGTTGCCTTTTTCTTCCCTAGATATAATTTGGTGGTAAGTTATAATCTAACATGGGGAGATAATGATGATAGGGAATTTATAGTTAAAAAATTCTATAGTAAGAAACCAAAGTATTTAAAGTTTAAAACTCATGAAGGAGATATAGTAGAAATTACAGGAGCCGAAGGGCTAAATTATAGGATAGAACAACTATGAATCAAGTATTTATAGGAATAATTATAGTATTAGGTCTAGGTAGCTATTGGTTATATAGTGAAAATGTGACACTAAAAGCTAATAACGCAGCTCTAGAAGGAGCAGTAGAAACTCAAAAGGTAGCTATGGAAACTATACGAAACGATTTTGAACTTCAAACTACTCAGCTAAAGGAATTAACAATAAAAAGTCAAAAAGCAGAAAGAGAGTTAAATAGATATACTCAATTCATTAAAGACTATAAACTTACTGCAAAAATTTTAGAAGATCCAGTCGAAATGCAAAGGAAAATAAATAATGGAACTAAACATATATTCGAAGACATTGAAAAGCTTAGTAGTACTGTTGACAATCTCGATGATGGTCTCCAGTTGCAGTCTACTGGGCGGTAAAACAAAACAAATAGAAATAATGGCTAAACCGATTGAACGAACTATCGTTCAGCCTATTATGCCTCGTGAAATAGACTTAAAAGAGCCTATGTGGTATGCTGTTACAGAAGCCAATATAGATGCGTTTCTAATTGATATTAAAGAAGAACATGGAGAGATAGTATTTCTGGCAATGTCAGTACCAGATTATGAAATCATGGCATATAATATGCAAGAACTTAAACGATACATAACCGAACTTAAAGAAGTGGTTGTTTATTATCGTAAAGTCACAATGCCACCTTCAGCTGTGAAAGCAGCAAATGAAGAGGGGAATAAAAGACCATCGATAGGGATATTCCCTAGAGAAAAAAACTGACAAAGAAAATAAAAGGAGAAAGGAATGAAATACTTAATAATAGGTATCTTAGCTTTACTTTTAACAAGTTGCGGCACAATAGGGGCAGTTATAGACAGTACTAAATCTGTCGCTACAGGAGTATTAGATATGACTGTAGGAACTGTTTCGAGAGTTGTTTCAGCTGTTGCAGAAGATGTTGCAGATACGACAGCATTTATTGCAGATACAACAGCGGGGACAATTAAAGCAGCCGCAGATAAAGTAGACCAAGAAACCGATAAATTACAAGATGACAAAAAAGAAGAGTAAAGTAAATCAACAGTCAGGTATTAGTGTACCTAGAGTGTATAAAACTAAGATTAAAACATGAAGACACAAGACTATAAAATAGAAATTATTATCAAAGCTGATGTTAGTAATAAATCAGTTAAAGACTGGATGCCTTCAGCATTAGATGAAGGTGACTGGAAATATAAAGTCGTTAAACTATATAGTACAGACATTACACCTATAGATCGGGACAATCCTGACTATAAGTGGCTAAGTGATATGGATGCTAGTGACAACTACACGGAAAAATCTTAAGTTAGTTATAAAACTACTAAATGAACAACTTACAATTAGTAAAAATGTAAGTGAGATTTCTCGACTGGAAAAAGAAATCACGGAGTTGCGGAAGTTAATCACTTTTGGAACTAGAAAGGAGAAGAAATGGAGCAGTTTAAAAAATGGGTAGACTGGGCTAAAGCCAGAGTCTCAGAAAGAACTTCATGGGATGGAGCAGTTATTTGCGCAGTTTGTCTACTGGTTATTTTCACTGGAGGATTAGCTAAACTCATAGCTTGGGCAGGTCTAGCTTATGGAGCATGGACTTGCTATAAGGCGGAGTAAATAAATGGCAGATCAGAGAGAGCAATTTCAAGGTGACATGAGCCGTAATGAGGTTGAAATAGACCTTAGTAAATTTATGGAAATGGTAACAGAAATTGGTCAGTTAAAAACCAAAATAATGAAAATGGAGAATGAAAGAGCACCAGATAATCCATGGCAGAGATGGATATGGTTATCTAATATGGTAGACGCTTGGAGAATATTCCCTAGAATATTTATAAGTGTATATATCTTTTTACTCTATTACTGTACAATGTGGTTTATGGCATTGGAAACTCCAAGTTTTGAACAATCAGGATTGATTTCCATAGTTGTAGGAGCAGGAGCAGCTTGGTTTGGTTTATATGCTGGATCTGGTAAAGATAAAACTAAAGAGGCAAGTAAATGAAAACATTAAAACTTAAAACAATAGGAAAATGGACAGGTATTATAATAGGAGGTTTTATTCTATTTCAAATACTTTGTCATTTCCATTGTCTTTCAATGATGTAAAAGTGATATATTCATCACATAAAATATTACCAGATGACCTATGTGATGTTACATTAGAGGCCCTCGATATTGTTATTCCAATGGAAGCATATATTGGAAATGCTTTATCTGATAGAGCATTTCGTAAATCTAAAGTTCGATGGTTGCGAGATAATGAATATTGGCACGATCTTACAATGTTCATACAAATTGCAGGTTCAACTATTGGTTTACAATATTGGGACTACGAAGACTTAGTGCTAGAACCATTACAGTTAGCTACTTATGAAGAAGGTGACTTTTATGACTGGCACTTAGATTCGCCCCCTGAAGGACCAAGAAGACTAAGTCTTACCCTTC